CATTTTCTTAATCCTCTAAGGCCAGGTCTTTACGAAGAGCCTTAAACAGGTCTAAGCCAGAAATCTCGTACTTACGAGCAGAGGCATCATCTCCTATGGTTGTAAATACATAAGCAGAAGCTAGGTCAATAATGGCGTAAGGAATCTGGTCTAGCATCCAGTGATTTATGTTAGTAACAGAATCCAAGGGAATAGGATAGGTAAGATACCCTACTTCTAGGATTGCTGTAAGTTCTGCTAGGACATAGGTCATCGAAGTGCCAGCTACATAATAGCTATTAGGCTGGATGTTATTCTTGGGGGTGAATATCTTAGATTCATGTACTTTGTTAAGGTAATAGCGCTGTGCAGTTGGCTTAACATAAGTGAACTTCCTGAAGCGGGTCAGAGGAGCTATGGAAATAGTATCTCCATACAGATTAGGGTCAATTGCAAGGGAGGACTCTACTAGATCTGCACGGAAATTCCCTAAGAAAGTACAATAAGAAACAGCCTTGTTTATAGCAAGGGCTGCATCCACTGCCTTATCTGGGCGGGAAGTTATCCTAAGGACATGAGCTAGTACTTCAGAGAAGTTCATTTATATCACCTACTTATTTAACCAACCGTAGATTGCCGATACTCTCGAAGTAGGCACACAGCTCTTTCTCTTCTGCGGTAACAGGGACAAAGTGGCCATTAGTGGTCTTGAGAGGGTTGCCTGCGGCATTGAAGATCTTCTGGCCTCGGATGTTCTTGTACATCCCTGGCTTAGGCTGGAATACAGCGGACTTAGGTTGCTGGACTTCTTGCGTCATGGTAATTCTCCTAAAAGAGGTGGATACTCTTTCCCACTAAAGGAGGCTGGAGGAGCGGCCAGCAGAGTATCCGAAAGATTTAGCTCCGAGCAGCTTATGCAGCTGCGGTCAAACCTTCGATCAAAGCACAGGAGTAGGGGTTAACCAGCTCTACTGCGAGTTCCGTGGTAAGAGAACCACCCACACCATCAGTGCCGTTCTCTACAATCTTACCACCAGCACCGTACTCTTCTGCTTTGGTATCACGGTCATCCATATAGGCCAGTTTAAGAGCCGGCATATCTAGGACTAGTGCAGTACCTTGCAGGCCTAGGCCATTCATCAGCGGGTGCTCAATGATATTAACCTCACCCTTATAGAACTTGAACTTGGTGAAGTTCATACCAAAGCTAGTCTCGTTCTGCGTGATGTAGACTTGACCAGAGGCGCGACCTACGTCATTGATAACCTTGATAGCCTGCGAGTCGCCGAACAGGGTACGAGTCTTGGCATTGCTCATATCAGTAGAGAACTGGAAAGCAGGTTCCAGCAAAGATACAAGCTGAGCAAAGGTAGTGGTCGGGCCTGCGGTATTAGTATTGCCAGGAGCATACTGTTCCATAGCATCAATAACACCTTGCGTAGCATGGATAGGCTGAGAGCCAGTAGTATCCATCTTCGGCTGACCCCAGATCATAGCAGACTCGATATCCACTGCATGGAACATCGCAGCATCCTTACGAGATTCTGCAACATTGGAGTAGCCTTGCTCTGCTAGGGAAGCCCGTGCAGTATCCGACAACGCCCACGCATTACGGAAGATTTGCGTGAAGTTGGGGATATAGGTAGTAGCTAGCTGACGAGCAGTAGGACGAGCGCTGTTCTCAGCAAAGGCAGTACCTACTTGCATTAGGACATCCGCTGCATTGATAGCAGCAGCAGCTACCCGACCAAAGGCACGAACAACAACCACAGCAGTAGCATTGGTGATAGCAGTAACTAGCACGTTCTCACGGGTGCGAGGGTTGTGTAGTACCATGCCCACAGTCATACCAACAGTAGAACCCACAGTCAGTGAGGTAGCACCTACCAAATCACCCGCAGTAGAAGTTGTGCGAATGAAGGTCATGGTTTTGGAGAAGTATCCGTGAGTAGAAGCTTTTGCCTTCGACTTACCGGACTGGGAAGACAGCGCAAACATAGGAGCTGAGCCATTCGGGAACAAGCGCAGTAGAGTACCTGCGAAAGACCGTGTGTTCAACTCAGCAGGGTTCATGCTGGTATTAAAGACGCCATTTAGTAGTGCCATGATATGTTTCCTTTATAAGGGTTAAGAGAGATACTTGCTCCAGTCCATCTCTCCATCCTTAGTGCCATTAGCATTAGAAGATTGCGTAGCTGGAGCTAGTGCTGCACTCAAGTCTGCAATATACTTCTGAGCTGCGGTAGCAATTTGTTGAGGAGAGGAGTCTGGATTTGCAGCAGCGAACTGATTAGCTACTCGGTTCAGCTCTGCTTTTACAACGGGGTGATCGTAGTTGGGAGCATTAGATAAAGCATTGGAGGTGAGCTGTTCTCGTACTCCAGTGTTTAGCTTCTTACTCTCATAGTCTGCACGTTGACCAAGATGAGTCTCCGTGAGGGATGTGGCGTGCTCTAGGGAAGCACTGTAGGCGTTACGGCCTACGGATTGAATAACAGACAGTAAAGCTTTTGTATCTCCTGCTAGAGCCTTCTCCATTTGGTCAGGCTGTACGCCCTTAGTGAAGTCCATTGTAGCAGATACTTCACCAAGAATCTTAGGGTCTAGCTTGAAGCTGGGAGCTTGGATGGCAGAAGATTTAGTTGCATCTTCAAACATTTTGGAGTAGGCGTCAAGGGGATTGACTGGAGTTCCGCTGACCTCGGGAATCTTACCACTGGCATCCGCAGTAGCTGGGGATTCTCCTAATTTCTTCTCCTCTTGGACAGCGGGTGCTGTATCAGTAGTCGGGGTGGAGGTTTTAAACATATCAGTAAATATACTCATGGTAATGCTCCTTAGTTAGGTTGCTGGGATTGAGGTGCTTCTATGGATAGAAGCGTAGATACTACTTGAAGCTTTCCTTGCACTACTGCGTGGGCTTGCGCCAGTGTATCCTTATCATTACCAATAACTGATAGGGATAGTAACTCCTTTGCATCGTTAAGTGCCATGATGCGAAGGAATTTCCTTAATAGAGGATTAGTGAAGATTTCTCTTACTAATTCCTCTTCTGTTTCTGATAATGCTAGATTAGGTATTGCATCGTCGAGGCTCATGCTGGTACTCCTGGTTGCTGTTGTTGTGGCTGGGGTTGCTGAGCTTGTGCGTTCTGCTGTACGTTAGCTACTGCCTGCTCTGGGGATGGCGTGTATTCCTCCATTCCTCGGATTCCTGTTAGCTGAGCTAGGTGGGCTACCATCCCAGGCAAGGAGCCTCCATAAGAAGCTTGGAGTTGCTGGCTTTGAGAGATAAGCTGTATCAAAGTCATTAGACTCTCAGTTGAAGCGAGCTTGCTCTTCGGAGTATATCCATCAGCTAGACGGAAAGCTAGTACTTGCCTACGCAATTCGTCTATATTGATCTTGAGAGTCTCCCCCGATTTTTGAGATACTAGCTCAACATCATCCCCATATTGGAAGATATTAAGTTTGAGGATATTCTTAAGAGGCTGGAATACTTGAAACTCAAGGGTGAGAGCTGGTAAGCGTAGACGGGAGTCTGCTCCACCCATAGTATCTTGCCACTCTACTACGCTCTTATTCCCCTTCTGGAATTGCCCCTGCATAGGAGAATTAAGGCCAGATAGTTCCTTACCAAAGGATACTATACGCATACCAGAGTCCAAGGCTCCCTCTGTCCCACGAGCATCAAAGGGAATCTGATGATATGCGTCCCTGATAGTCTTAGTAGAATCCAAGGAGTTACTCTTCACAGGAATCTTAGGAGCTGGCACTGGTGCATTTATATCTGAGGTCTTAATTAGATCAGGGTCATATAAGGCTCTATCCGACACAGCCCTACGAGCTGCATTAAAGCTGATATTGAACAAGGTCTCGGCAGCCTGCTGGAAGGGAATGTTACCCTCTGCGATAGACTGCGTCTGATAGCCTAAGCCATCCTCTAAGGGCTGCCCGAATAGAATGGGCAGAATATCATAAGCTGAGATAATGCGCTCAGCTTGTACTAGGACAGAGGAGTTGATGATAACAAACTTCCAAATCTGCACTGTCTTAGGAGCAGGAGAGGATAATGCGAAGTCAGCTGGCATAATGCGAGCATATAGAGTAAACTTCTCGAAGTTGTTAGTATTCAGAGCTTCCTTAGGGTCATCTCCTCCTGTCATCCACTTAAACCAGTTGATACCAGAAGTAGGACGACGTGCATTGATATACTCCGATACCTGCGGAGGCATACGGAAGTATCCTAGCTGCTCAGCTGTGTTAAAGGGGTTCGGAGATTTAGTAGCCTCCCGTATATTGAAGGCTTTGTTATCATCTGCTAGCCGCTGGAGGTAGCGTTTGAGCTTTGTCTTGGATAGAATCTCAATATATCCTGCAAAGTCTCCCTCTGCTGCTACATCCCCAGGAGATACGTTGAAATCCCATACTGTATTGTAGGGGTCGAGGCGCTTAAGTTTAGTAAAACTCTTATGGTCTTTAGATACCTTCTTAGACCCTGGGGTTAGTACCTCTTCTGTAAGAGAATATTGGGATATAGAGTCCCAGTTAGCTTCTATTGCAGAGAAGTTATATTTCACTCCGTCACGCAGGAACATAAGAAGCTGCCTAGCATAACCTCCAATGGTGGCGTGGTCATCTAGGAGAGTCTCTAGCTGCTCTGCCCATTTTTTATTGGCAGGAGAAGAGACAACTGGGAACATAGGAGTACCAGAGAGAAACACCTCTGCTAAGTAGGCTACCATAGAATCTACCTGAGAGACCACTACAGGGGGAGTAGTGGATGGTAGGTTCATTACTCCTACTGGAGTAGTAGCGGAATCGATGCCCTGCCCTGCTACTACCCCCGTTGCTGGGTCTACATTCACCTTGTAGCGGGCATAGGCTACATCTATAGCCTCCATCTTGCTCTGGTAAGAGCTAAATTTCTTATGCTCT